TTGGGTTTTGATTTGGCACTCGATTTCTGGTTCGAGGCCGGGACCATCTTGCTATTTTGCATTGGATACCTAGAGAGCTACTAGAGACTGTTCATCTCTATCTCTTTAAACACCGTGCAGTCGTTCGGCATTTATGTCAGACAGCTGATCAATTTAGCACGTAAATATTTACATCAGATCGAAAACGTTTTGGTGTACTGGCCCCCATAGGCGTCTAACTACAGTAACTTTCTCAAGGTTACAGAGACATTGGAGGCAGGCCAGCGGATAGAGACCCAATAGACAAGTTTAACGACATTCCGGGTCGGCAAGATGGCTACAAATCAGTAACATGAACAAACTCCTCGATAAACCACGAAAGTTCTGTGGTCGTGGAGGATAGGGGGAGACCGTGGTGCACTGTCAATGCAGGGGTTAAGTCCTCGTAGTGATAAAGCGGTTTTATGGGATCTGGTTGGAGAGGCTCCTCTAGAACAATTCGGTCTAGAGCGTAGAAGCCTGATGGGTAGAAGAGAGTTGTCATCCTCTTCTTCGTCCATTTTCCCTTGATGGGCCAAATAAAAGGCTCATCCACCTCAAACTGCCATTTTGACCAGACGCTCTGATGAACGTCGTCCGTAGCCAGAGGGCCACGTGATGGTAGGCAGTTGTCGTGTAGTTCGGATTCCTGTATACGATGAACAAGCATACGATCGAAATCGCTAAAGGAAAATCGCCAGTTTGGAGGGGGGACAACACCCATACCTCCATATCTCTTCGGAAGGAAGAGATTCCGATGTCGTAGAGAACCACCATAACGCGTTAGTGTTTCGACATCAATCGCCTCTCTGTGTTCGGAAAGAAATCGTCTTAAAAGCTTACAGGCTCGACCTGGTAGGCTACCACTAAGAGTGGTGTTAAGATTTTCACAGAGGCCATTACGAGGATCAGAACCGTAATGAGCAAAGGCATACTCTTGAATTGGTGGGAGCTTAATATCAATGCTCCCATCCTCCGCGAAGGTTAGACACTCACCAGAAATAGTGAGGCCGTCGTCGGAACTACCCATAACTTTATGCTGACCAAAGAATAGACCAGTATTCAGAAAGTTAATCTTCCATGGGGAAGAATATTCACTACGGATATCATAGTGGATAGAGGTAGAATTCACATTCAAATACTCAGGATGATGATAAGACTTTCCGATCGACATATTAAGTCCGACCTTCTGTCCATAGTAGATATGGTCCTCCCAAAGATCAGGAGGAGCCGCATAAACCATATCATCACCATTCACAAGAACATGGCGGAGACGCTCCTTTGAGGTCCAATCAGCCTGGTGGAATCTAGTAGAATATAGGTAAACACCTAAATTAGCTAGACAAAGTATAGGAAATGAGAGTATTGAACCCATCAGTTGACCTGTCTCCTGGATACCCAGTTGTACAACTTTAGAGGTCTTAGGCCCCTTCGAGCCTGTAGACTTAATAGTTCCACTAGCACCCTTCTTAGGATAGAAGAGGTTATGTGGCCCAAGTACACGAAGGGCGCGGGATTGCGCAGATACGGGAAGATCCTGTATAAGGTACTTGAGAATACGACTGGTATATTCCCAGGAAACACCGTCAGTGGCGGCAGAGTAATCAACTGAAAACCATTCATCGGTAGGATCGGCCTTCTCTTTCAAATCGATTAGATCCGTTGGACAGAGAGGTCTACCAATGAGCCGGAAAGCATCCATCTTCCTCATGGCACTATGCATCGACTTCTGGAGAGAGCGCATGCTATAGTATGGAATAGATTCACCCTTAGAGATTATTCTAATCTTAAGGGGCTCGAGGACAGCTTGTATGGTACAATTCAAAACACGATCAGGAAAATCGTGAGACGAGCGTCTTAGACTCATCCACAAGCTGTGGCCAAATGAGTCCATCTCCTGACGAACACCCCCACGGGGAGTGTAAGTCATCCTACAAAGTTCACCATCAAAACTCGGGTAGTCTGGGAGACCAGATATCGCACGTAGAGTCTGATGTTGGCCACCTTCGTTCCTGGTGGCTTCAAAGCTGGCGCTCGTGGAAGTTCTACCACGAGTAAAATCAGCTTGAAAATTCTTTGTAACCTCGGACCTAATGGAGTCCAGAACAGATAAGAAGACCTTCTGTTCAAGTATCTCACGGTAAACGTGAGGATCACCCTGGTCAGCTGAAGTCAGTGACTTCAGGTGATCTCCATAGGCTTGATCAACGAGGAACTCACTAACCGCCATACAGGACCTTTTAGCCTGGTACCAAGAGTACCAGAGGTGAGTATTACGACGGTTAAATGCCACGAGACGGGATTTCATCCATCTACGTAGCATACCCGTTGGACAAAAGGGTCCACCGGGGGGAGGGGAGGGGAGTACGTTATCTAGATAGTTTGCTAGTGGGTAGTTTAGGACATACTTTGCTCGCTTCATCCAAGTTAATTCTTGTTTGGGGCCTGCGAGGCATGAGTCTTTAACACACTCACCAGCACATTCAAAACACCTATCTAAATAGTTGTGTACCTGTATTGACAGGGCACGGCGGACTTGACCATCAATCTCATGATGTTCTAAGATGAGATCAAGTCCCCGTACAAGAGCGTTTGTCCTATCGACTAGAGAAGTCAATTTCAAGGTCGTTTCAGGTTCATCCGCGGACTCGGATGAGACGAGGGTAGGGTCATCCCTACCAGTTGACGTTTCACTGGGTAAACTGGGGTAGTTAACCTCTCGAAAGAGGAATAACCGCTCCATGGTGGTTTCATGATAGAACTGCAGATCTGATATCTGTCGGAGTTCATCCATGTCCACTGAACTAGAGTGTTTCTCAGGAAACAATTGGTTTGACATCTTTTC